TACCAAAACTATCAACTCTTATTGAGTTTCTTCTATTATTTGCAGCCGTTCCTGATCCTACAACAAATATAGTGTCTTGTGAACTTTCTTGTAATGAACCTGTAAAATTGAACCTACCTACTATAACTGTACCACCTTGTGTTGTAGATGTGTTTGACGCTGAAACAATAAGGTCTTGACCTATTAAAGCTGTTGCGGTTAAATGACCAGCTGATGAAGTTGCATAATCTGAATTGACCCTGTTACCAATGCCTAATATTGTATTATCAAGGAACTGTCTTCTATTCGCACTATTTGAACCTGAAACTGTAATTACGTTTGATGAACCACCAAATGTATTACGATTTACGTTTATGTTATTTACAGCAGTTGAAATTGATGATGAATAGTTGTTTTGTATTGTTACACCACCACCAACGTTTTGCAAATAAGAATTTATTGATGAACTTGCTTGGTTTAATATTGTTGTAGCACCACCAAATAAATTTCCTTGTATTATTGATAGTGCTGATAATGTTGTTGTATTTGCGTTTGATGTTACACCACCACCACCAACAATGTTAGTAGTCATATTGATACTACCTGATTGATGATTTATAGTTGCAACACTATTAATCATATTACTTGTAATTGATGGTACTGCTAATACTGAACTTGTTACGTAGTTTTGTGTAAGACCACCCTGATTAATATTAGTGTTCATTACAGGACTTACTAATGAAGCCGTATTTAATGTTGATTGAAATAAAAGTATATTTGTATTACCACCAACATAACCATATGTTCCTTGTACAACTGTACTTGGTCTTGGTCCACCCATTATAATATTGTTTGAACCTGATATAACAATACTTCCTGTTAAGTTAGCTCCTGCTGGACCTGATGCAAAACCGAATATTACGTTTGATTGTGATATTGGTGCTGATGCTGATATGTTCATTTTAACTGAACCACTATTAAACGCTTCTGAGAATATATCAATTTGACCCTGATTTACCACACCACCTATTAATGAACCTGATATTGTTGTATCACCTAATATTAATGAACCACTTATAGCTTGTGTTGTTGCTATTGAACCTGTTGTAATAACTCCTACTAATGATGGACTAACACCGCTTGAACCTGAGGTACCTGCACTTCCACTCGTACCTGATGTTCCACTTGATTGTGCTACACCAAACTCACCTGTTGCAATTGCTTGAACATAACCTATAAAATTATTATTTGCAGTAACATCTGTACCTATTGAAATTGTAAATCCTGATGCTGTCTTTCCTGATATTTGTACAGGTATATTTCCTGATTGACTTAAATCGTAATATTCTGTTCCATCTATTGTCCATTGAAAATCAATTGAATAACTTGTTGAACTAAATGGTGTACTAAATGTAATTGTTTTATTTGAATAAGTTCCACTCCAAGTAAAATCAGTTTTAGTTAATTGATAATTCTTAGATAATAAACCTAATCCAGTACCATCAGTTCCTGACGTACCTGAAGAACCACTTGTACCTGAGGTTCCAGATGATCCTGATGAACCTGCCGTTCCACTTGATCCTGAACTACCACTTGTTCCTGACGAACCACTCAATCCTGATGATCCTGAACTACCACTTGTTCCTGACGAACCACTGGTCCCTGTTGTTCCACTCGATCCACTACTTCCTGAGGTTCCAGACGATCCTGATGAACCTGACGTGCCACTTGATCCTGAACTTCCACTCGTTCCTGACGATCCAGACGTACCTGATGATCCAGCAGTACCACTTGAACCTGAACTACCGTTAAATCCTGACGTACCTGACGATCCGTTTATACCACTTGTTCCAGACGATCCTGAACTTCCGTTAGCACCTGACGTTCCAGACGAACCACTTGATCCTGAGGTTCCTGCGGTTCCACTACTACCACTACTTCCTGCGGTCCCACTTGAACCTGATGTTCCTGATGAACCTGATGTAGAACCTGTAATTGGTAAGTTATTTACAGTGAATGAACCTGATATATTAATTTGAGTTAAACTCATTTGTAATGGACTATCAGAACCATCACCTGCTTGTATTGTTTGTAATGTGTTTGTTAGACCTGTAGCACTATTGGTCAATTTCATTAACCCCTGAAAACTACTACTTACATATAAATTATTTAAAGCACCCATATTATATTAATTGATTTTTTTAACTCTTTCCCATTCTTGATTTATTTCTCTCCATCTTCTATCTAATTCTTCCCATGTTACACCTTCAGCAAAACTTGTTATTGGTAATACACATCGGTTATAATCAAATTTCTGTTGTATTGTTACTATTAAACTCCATCCACCCAATCCTGTTTGTGTTTCCTGTAATATAGGACTTAGTGTTGCGTTCCATACCACCTCATAATCTGACAAATACGCTTTCGCATAAAAGTCTTTCATAATCTCTAAGGTATCTGATAACACATCTTGTTGGTTAGATAAATCATCTTCAATCCTATCTAAACATCTTACATCAAAGTTTATGTCAAATTGATTTTGATTGAGGGTTGTTGTTTCTGGTAAGAAATATAAACGTGGATATAATGGTTCCACTTTTGTTTCTATGTCATTTACTATTTGTGTTACATCACCGAAGCCATAACTATTCACCTGTTCATGTGCTTGTGCAAATTGTTTCCAGTCTTTTAATATCTGGTAATATGAACTAAACGATTCGTCTTGTCTAAAACTAAAATCATCTACTATTGGTAGACCGCAACTATTGTAATCAAATGGAACTGTCAATTTAATATGAAGTGTATGTCCACCTAATATTGTATTAAATCTTTCTGTAAATGGATTAACTTCAGGTGACCATTCACCTACTGCTATCTTACTAAAATCTCCTTGTTCGTATGTATATGACTGCCAAAATACTGTAAATACATCTGAAGCCAATTCTAACGTATCAGACATAACTTCTTCTAAGTTGGATAAGTCATCTTCAACTCTATCCATAAACACAATACCAAAATTATAATGTATATGATTTGTATTGAACTGTACCTGTTCCGGAACAACATACATACGTGGGTATAACGGTTCCTTCTTAGTCAGTATATCGTTGGTAATTTGTGTATAGTCACCGAACCCGAATGACTTAATCTGTTCGTGGTGGTACGCAATACTGCTGAAATACGTTAATAATTGTTTATAGTTTATTGGGTTCATCTATTATTAAATATAAAGTTTATTAAAACGTGTCCTGAAATTATCCTCTTTTTTGTGCCAACTTATGTAATCTCTCTTGTTCCCTATCGTGCTGGATCAAATATGATAGCTGATTTAATATCTCCACTAAGTTTTTCTCGTAGATATAGTCGTGTTTTGTAAAATCATTTCCAGCAATTCTGTTTGTGACAACGAACCAACCGAATGTCTTTTGAAAATTATAGCCCAAATCATCTTCCTCATTTTCCATATCAATTTTATCCTTGTCCACATCGGTAGGTTCTTCATCAAAGACATTTGGGTATAACTTGAATATGTCTTTGCGTAGTTGATAAAAAAAAACTGTGCACCTAAAATGTACTTAATATCTAATTTGTTTTTGAACAGTTCTGCACGTTCTTTCATTGAATCTATATTGTATTTCTCAATATCAAAGTCGTGTGTTGATCTTTGTGTTGTAATTGGTCTATACATAATAGCCGCAAGAATATGTAATAGATTTAATAGTTCATCAGGTTTCTTAGTACTGATTGTATCCATATCCACAAACTCTGCGTATGTTAAATCTCTCCACTTAGGAAAAAAACCATAGTGTACTCCATCCAATTCAAATCTATCTATGAACTTAGGACTTTCTGTTGGTATTAATGACAATATATATGCTGCCACATAATTCATCTCTTGTGCATCACCTTCCAATAAATCCTCTACTGGACAATCTGTAACTTTATTTATTACTTTTGCTGCAAAGTAATCCTCAGAAAATATATCTTTCTCTTTGAATATCTTTACATAATTACCAATTGATATAAAGTCTGGTACCTTATATTCCTTCTCATCTACTTTAAACTTAATCATATTATCTAAAATTATTTATTGACATATAGTTATTTCCACCGACTATTCCCAATGCATATCTTCCTGATGCTTTTTGGTTCTTTATTTCAAAATACATTCTCATCATTACTGCATCGGATAAATCGGGTGATTTACCTAATATCCTTTTCATATCATCTTTTGATTGCACTGCAACCTTATTATCTTTATCTACGTCTTTTAACTTAACAGCTAATAGTTCTTGTGTTAGTTCATCTACTAAACTACTATCCAATATATTAAGACTTATTTTTCCTTCTTTAAATAGTTCAGACAACTTTACATAACATTGTGATTTAAGGTTAGCAAAGTTCTGGTCGTGTAGTGCTTTAGCATTGTTCACAAAGTTCACCCCTCTAATCTGGTCCGAAACTCCTCCGCCAACTCCATCGCTATCCACGATCACTTGTTGTGGGTGTACCTTCCATTTCGCAATTAGGTCCTTAATTTCGTTACTTAACTCTACGGTGGATAGTTTCCTATACACAAGTATTTCCAGGACAGCCAAGCCGTTCCAAACCACCGCTACGGACCTATCTTCACCAAACCTACTTACGTCCACTGATATGTATCTCTTATCTTGTTCGTTAGGTGTGTTTTTAAATACGGAATTAGATATGTGGTCAAAGTTGAATAGACTATCATCTTCTTCCATATAGTTCCAGTCACCTTCTAATAATCTTCTACGTTGTGCGTTAGGTAGGGACTTTAACATCTCTATATAAGATGCTGGTAAGTGTGGGTTGTCTGTTGGTAGTGCCGGAACAAACTTCATACTTGTTGGTAATGTGTCTGTTACATACGGTAGATAAAATACTTTCTTTAACCATACTTGACCAGGGTTACAAGTCATTAATAGTTTTGGTATTAATTTATATTGATTTAACTTAAAACGAATACGTGATTTAAGAATGTTATATGCAAGTTGCGGTATTTGTGCAGCCTCATCTATAAAAACAGCCGATACCTCAATTCCGCCTAAAGAATCATAGTTAGGGTCTGATGGCTGATACGCTAAGTCCTTTAATATAATCTCACTCTTATTGTTAAATGTTAATACGTTTGATTGACCGTTGTATGTATAGTTCTCCCCAGACTTTAATCCCATTTGTTGTAGCACCTCAAATAAAGTATTAAGTGTTGTTAGTTTTAATTGTTGTAATACAGTTCTACCAATCAAACATCTAATACCAGGATATGTTAAACATAGTGTGCTAATCCATAAACAACCTAACCAACTTTTTCCTGCTCCAGCCGACCCACCGTAGAGTACTTCGTTGGTCAAGTTATCCATTAATAATTTCCACGCTTGTGTTTGTTTTTTGGTAAGGTCTATATTAATCTCCATATAAAAAGTTATATGCGGATAGGTCTTCCACATCTTCGTTTAAACCTACTTCATTATCCCATCTATCTCTATCATGTTGTATCTCACAATCAACTCTACCTCTATCACATCTTAACATCCAGTCTTCTCTTGTTTTATTGTGGTAATGATTGATGACTGCAACATCTGATGGACCACCAGGATTAAAAGGACCGTGGAACTTCTTTCCGTTTGTGTCCATTGCTGGACCGTGTGTGTTATGCGGTAACATCATTCTCTCACCAGACCTTGCATTAACTATAACCTTGAT